TGTCCAGCTATTGATTTTGCGGCTGGTAAAAAAGAATATTGGAGATTAAATACTGAAGGTGCCAGTGCTATTTTTAGTGATTTATTTACTAAAATACGTCAAGCCCGTGCAGCATTAGAGAATGAAATTTATTCATATATTGATGAATTAGAGCAATCTTGGGAGAAAAAACTTTCATCAGAAAATGAGACTTTAGATTTATATTCAGAGCTGGATAGATATAGAGTAATTCTTAGCATCATAAAAAATATAATTGATATAGCTAAAATGAAAGCTTTGAAGAATCGTTTTGATTCTAATGCTTTTTACAAAGAAATATGCTCTAATGCCGTTCAGAAAGTTAAGCCATGGATTCAATCGACTCCAATAGTTAATGGTCTTCCGAATGTTTATGTGCGTAATCAAAATCCAGGCGACACTATTGGCGATATTACTGACGGACTTATTTTTACCGATCCAACTCTTCCAACGAATTTTTTTTGATGGTCCTGACATTATAGATTATTTAGACAATCCATTAGTACAGGATGCTATAGATAAAAATCCTTACGATGACGATATTGAAGAAGGTCCACATCCATTTGCTCTGGATCCCACTTTTTTAGACGCATATAAAAATAAACGTGATTCCGCTAAGATACAAATGGAAAAAGCTATACAATCTCAAAAGTTTTCTAAAACACAATTTGCTTCTTACCCTGTAGGATCCATTGATTTTTCTGCATGTTTATCTGAAGATATTTCGGACGAAAAATTACACGAATGGATCAATAAAATTAAAGGTTAAGTATGAATACAGAAATCACAGTAGAAACTCTAGCTATTAAAGACGCATATGTATATAAAGGCAAAAAAAGTGCTAAGGGGATCAATCTTCCCCAAGTTCTTACATATATGCGTACAGAAAAGCAAAGTTTTCGCATAAACTTTTATACATGGAATGGCTATCAGCTTCCTGAGTATAATTTATATGAAATCAGTGCCGCTGAAGATGGCGATGGTATTATCAAGCAGGCAATTAAGAAAAAATCTGCGCTAATGTTTAAAGAAGGCTGGGATTTGTCTGGAAAAAATCCACGTACTGTTGATTATTTACAAAAACGATTTCGTATGATAGAAGTTGTTCAGCGTAAAACGATGGATCAATTCTTTGGAGAAATTGGTGATGATCTAGTTAGATTTAATAATGCTTTTATTTTAAAAGTGCGTGGTTCTTTTGATAGACAAAAAGGCGTTCGTCCAATAATTGGTTATATACGCTTAGCTCCAGAAACTATCCGAATAAAAACCGACCAATATGGTAATGTTTCTGATTATTTACAAGAAATGCCCGACGGTCGTATACAAGAATTCCAAGCCAAGGATGTTATTCACTTCTATCATCATAGAAGAGCTGGTTTTAATTTTGCCAGTCCGACACTTCTACCTGCAATAGACGATGTTAGATCATTGCGTCAATTAGAAGAATATGTAGAGCTTTTAACCGAGCAATATCTATTCCCTATTTTTACTCTTTCCATTGGTACTGATACATGGCCTGCCGATGTATACGAAGATGGTACAACAGAAGTTGATGTATGGGCAAATAAAATTAATCAAATGCAGATTAATAGTGGTCTTGTATTAAGCCATAGACATAAATTGGAAATACATGGATTTGAGAAAATCCTGCCCATAGAAGAATATCTTAACTATTTTAAAAATAGAGTATATGTCTCGGCTGGTGTCTCTTCTGTAGATTTAGGAGAAACGGGTACAGCTAATCGTTCAACAGCAGATTCCGTTACAAAACAGCTGATTGATGATGTCAAGGATTATCAGAGAAGTCTTAAGAATCAAATTGAGATTGAGATCATCAATGAACTTCTATTAGAAGAATTTGATTTGCGTGTTCTAGAACCTGATAATATGGTTTATTTTGAATTTGATGAAATAGATTCTGATGCGATGATTAAAAAAGAGAACCACAATGCGCTTATGTATTCTATGTATGCTATTACAGAAGACGAAATGCGTAAACGTAATCGTATGAGTGCTATATTAGATAGCGATCGTAGTAAAATGTATAATGAACGAGTTTTATATCCGCGACTTGAAAAAGAAGCTGAAATTGCTTCGACAAAAGCTTCTTCAAAACAAAACAATACATCCCAAAATATAGCAAAATCAAAACAGCAACCCAGCAATCAGCATGGGCAAGCACTCGGTCCTACAAAGCGCAAATCCTCATTAAAAGATGCAGAATTAAAGCGTTTAGAAGTTATTTTAAGCGATTTTAACTTCTATGATCCTGATTTTGAGAAGTCAAGACTAACTTTATGGCTTTTTAATCTTGATTTCTTCACTACACAGCACGTAATTAACACCGCAAAATTAAATGACTTAGAAGAATTTGTAGTATCTGCGTGCGACACGGTTAGTAAAGCTCCAGAAGCTGCTGACCAAATGAAAAAAGCCTTGATGGAAAATATATTAAAAATGTTCGAGGAGAATTAACGTGTCTGATTTAATTAAATTCAAAGACCATGTCTCAATACGTCCCCTATATGCTCCGGCCGATAAAAAAACTCAATATATTGATTCGGTCTTAAAAAGTATTGATGAACAAAAGGCAAATAATGTTGCGCCAGAAGATATTAATGGTCTTCAAGTGAGAATAACAGCATCGCACGCTGGAAGACTAACTGGACATTATCATCTTTATCTTCCTGGAAAAGTTAAAGCTGGTACAGATACATTTGTTAAGCCTTATAAAAAACCAATTTTAACCCATCACGACACAATGGCAGATCCAATTGGTCGTGTACAATCAAGCGTATATCAATCAACACCCAATCCATTCATTCCTGCTTCAGTTGCGAATGAGCTAGAAAATCCTAACGCCGTTTTAAATAAAGCCTATTTTAAAAATATCGATAAAATTAAGTCGTTTTTATATGACAAGCTTTTTCCTGGTCTAGGATATATTTCTTTAGTTGGCAATGTGACTGATGAAAATGCTATTCCAAAAGTATTAGATGGCAGATATAATACTGTATCTGTTGGCTACAGTACTGACCAGTTATTTTGTTCGATATGTCACCAAGATTGGCTTGCTGATGGTCCATGTGACCACACCCCAGGTAAGGTCTATAAAAAGGATCGGATGTTCTGGATTTTTGGTAATATGAACTACGATGAAGTTTCATATGTCAATGAACCAGCCGATGAATTAGCCGCAAATCAAGAAATAAGACGAATTGTAATTCCCGTCCAAAAAGATTTCATGAGATCAAAAGGAGAGGATCGCAAAAATAAACTTGCCAATTTTATTGCTCATTCAAATCAATTAATTGACGACGTCCTTTTAGTACCCAATACCAATTCAGACTTCTATTATTTTGATTCAAAATCTCATGATTTAATAAAAATATCTGAAACTAATGAAGGTGATACAATGACAATCAAAGACTTAAGAGATTTGTCACCAGTGGATCTTCATGCTAAGCTTAAAGAGTTAATTGACGAAAAAGATAGAATATCAGACGAAGATTACGAAAAACTTAGCGATGAAGCATTTGTAGGCGATAGATTTCTGCCAGCCCATAATAAGGCTTATATTGATGCTTCTAAAAAGCTTTTAGAAGGCGTCGAAGATAGCGAAGACAAGACAGAATTAATTACATATCTTGATACTCGCCTTGAAATTTTTAAAGATAAACCATCTGACGATACCAATCAGCAATCTACGGATGGCGATAATTCAAAAACATCAGTTGTTTTTGAATACAAAGATAATAAAGTTATTGGTCCAGTAGCTGATGCTATTGACGAAACAACCAAAAATGCTTTTATTGATTATCTTGGTATTTCAATTCCAACGCTTGAGAAAATGATTGATGAAATAATTGAAAAAAATGATACAGCTCAAGCTGATGCTATTTTTGAAAAACTTAAAGCCAAATTTACTTTTGATGACGTTGCTAAAAAAGAGCTGGACCAAATACAGCTTCGTTTTGACACATTAAGCAAAGAATATAAATTGGCTGTTGACACATTAAAAAATCAAGAAAATATCATTGAATCATTAAATAATGAATTAAAAGATAATTATATTGATATGATTTTGGCTCTTAAAAAACGTCAAAATCCAGAAACAACACTAGATCAAGAACGTGATTTTTTAAAAAACAAATCAGTTAAAGAACTTAAAGCTTCTTTAGAAATTTTACATACATTTTTCACCACAGATACAAATTCTGACGTGCCTGAAATAGAAGATCCTTCCTATAAGCACGATGCGGCAAGCCCAGATATTGATATTAAAAAATTGGAACGTGAAATCCAATCTACATATCAAGCTTTGCGTTCGTCTCATGGTGATGCTATTGCACAAAACTACCTCGATGCGCAAACTAAAAAACTCAAGAAGTTAAAAAAAACAACTAAACAATAATAAAAAACGTAAGGAGTCCGAACAATGAACAACTTTCTCGGATTTGATAGAGACTTTACTCCATCTACCCCGAATTTTGAAGTTTCGGAAGGTGTACGTCCTGCGCAACATTATGCTGTTGCAGACTACTTACCTTTAAAAAGATTTGACAAAAGAAATCTTGAATATAAGGTAATTAGTAAAGGAAAAGTACTTTCCGTTGATAGTAATAACTTCATCGTTCCGGCAGGATTGGCAATTGATATCGAAACAGCTATTGGCCTTGGCAATGATGCTTGGAAAGCAGCTAATTTAGCAGCTTACAAAAATGTTTATTCAAGCGTTGATGTAGCTGAAGGTGTCAAAAATTTTGCCGGTCAGCCAGTTACTGCTGGTGAACCAGTAATTAAATCATTTTTCTCAGGTGCCACTGATTCAGCATTAGGTACACAAATCAATTTTGTATTATCTCCTGTTGGCTTAGCTCAATATGATGCATTTCGTCAAAATGGAGCTGGTTATGGCCCAGGTTATAGTGCAGGCAGTTTATCTGATACTCGTTATCAGAACTTTTCTCTTCAACAAGGTATCGCTATTCTTACTCGTTATTTCATTGAATTACCAGTTGTAAACGATTCTTCTTCTGTATTATTCCCAGGATTAGCAGTTTATGTTGGTACACCAAAAGTTGGTAATTTGGTAACTTTTGATGCCGATTCTAACTTTATAACTGTTCCAACTTTGTCTCCTGTTAATACTGCTACTGCTGAAGATATTAACAATGTTATTAATTATTTCAGCAAATTACATGGTCGTGTTCTTGGCAAAATTCTTTTTGTTGACGATAAATGGCCAAAAGATTATTTGGAATATGTTAAGACATGGAATCCAAAGACAACTACTAGTTCAGGCATCAATGTACCTCCTGGAAATGCCACTCAAGGGCTACCAGATATGTTAACATTTGCCGGTGTAACTAACCCTGCTAATGCAAAATTAGTAAGAATCAACGTAATCATCTAATTCACATGAAAATGAATATTTCAAGGAGTAAATAATAATGCCTCAAGTTAAATTCAACGATGCGAGCGAATTCGAGTTTCTATTTAGAAACAACGGACTCTTAGCAGTTGCTGGCGAGGACGGTGCTGATGACAAACATTCTGTTGAGCATGTACCGATGTATGATGCGTTAGCTTATCCTGATGCGCCATATTTTATGCAAATAACTATAGAGAATATCGTTCGCGAAGCTGTCGAACCAATCCTTGTTGGATCGAAGCTCTTAACAACTATTAATTATAAAAACGGTCAAATAATTAGTCTTCCATCTATGGGAGCTATGTATGCCGCAGACATCGATGAAGGTTCAGAATATCCAGAAAAAGGGCTCAATTTTGGAGCTGGTGCTAGAATCGCTACAATTGGTAAAAGCGGTCTCGCATTCAAATTCACAGAAGAAATGAAAAGATATAGCCAATATGATGTTGTTGCTATGTACCTTCGTGAAGCTGGTCGTGCTTTAGCTCGTCACAAAGAGCAAAAAATCTTCTCAATGATGTCAAGAGTCGGCGTTACAACACATGACAACGTAAACCCATCTAATTCTATTTTCGGTGTAACAACCGGTCGTAACATGAGTGGTGCCCCAAATGGTGGTATCGTTGCTGAAAACATTTTTGAAGCTTACGGTCAAGTATTAATGAATGGTTTCACTCCAGATTTAGTTGTTTGCCACCCATTATCATTCGTATTATTCGCTATGGATCCTGTTATGAGAGCTATGGCTTTACATACAGGTCAGGTAAATAATTGGCTTGCTGGTAGTCAACCAGGTTTATTAAATAAAGATCCATTTGCAAAAGGCGCATTAGGCGGACTTGGACCAAATGGTATCCCTGCTGGTACACATCCACTTTCTATATTAAATAACCCAACTCCTGTTAATCAATATGCTAATTTAACGGGCGGTTTACAATTGCCAAGTTATTTAGGATTGCCATTAACAGTGTTGGTTAGCCCATTTGTTCCTTTTGATCCCGTCACAAAACTCACAGATATTTTTGTTGTTGATAGCAAAAATATTGGTGCTATTATTGTTGACGAACTTCCAACTTGGGAATCTGTTCCAGATAAACTTCGTGATATTGAAAAAATCAAAATTCGCGAACGTTATTCAATTGCCCCAATGAACGAAGGTCGTGCTGTTGGCGTGATTAAAAATGTTAAAGTTGCTCCAAATGAATTGGTTACTCCTGCTATGGCATTCTCACCTACTGTAAATGCTATTAGTAGAGGATCACAGTTGTTAAATTCTAATGGAACATTGCACTAATTAATATGTGCCCCGTTTGAAATATAACGGGGCCTTTTATAACGATGGAGAAATTAAATGGCAGAAATTACAATAAGTTTAGCTAGTATTAAATATCCAGGAATAGATGAACCTATAATGAACCCCTTCTGGTTTTCATCGGAGGACAATATACATCTATCCAGAGATACAAAACAATCGTTGGTTGTTGACACAGATAAATTAAAAGATCGAACTCTTTTTGAGATTAGAAACGCAATGCGTTTAAGCTTGATTGATGTTGATAAAGCTGAAGAATTTGAAAAGCTTTTCATAACAGATACTGTTGACCAACAAGCTACACAAGAAAAACAAGAAACCCCACCATCTAATAATGTAGAAGTTAAAAAACCTAAATCTGCAATTTTAACTGATTCAGAAAAAGCAAAGAAATTGCTTTCTTTATCTGTTGCAAAAATAATTGAAAATATAGGTTCAGCAGAAATTATAGATGGTCATTTGCAATCTGGAATATCAGATTTCCAATATCTTAAAACACTCTTAACTGCAGAAACAAATGGCAAGAACCGCAAAAACATTGTCAATACTATTAAAGCACGTATGGATAGTGTAGCTCAAGTTAATGTTTTACAGAATAGTAATTCTCTCGAAGATTTTGAAGATGTTGATGAAGAAAAATTTGAAATTACAGAAGATGGTAAAATAAACCATTTGGCAGAGGAAAATAAATAATGCGCATAGTATCAACAGATCCCGCTCAAAATGCAACAAATGTTAGTCAGTTAACATCGATAACTGTTGTATTTGATCTCGATATCAAACCGGACTCAGTTGATAAATCAAGCTTAGTTGTTTCTTTCGCTGATACAAAAATTCTTGTACCAAATCAAATTCAACCAAGTTCAGATACATATAAAACTGACGCTATATTTAAACAATCCGGAATGAACTCTTTTGTTGACGGAGATGTTTATATAGACAATGCTGATCATAAAAAATTAATATTTAAGCCAAAATTTAAACTTGACCCGAATACTAATTATACAGTCTACATTTCTCAAGGTATTGCTGGAACAGACTCCTCTATTCTCGGCGGAATTAAAAAATTTACCTTCAAAACTACAGAAGAAGATATAGCTGAGCCAATTCCAGATGTTCCGCAATCAAATATAATCATTGGCAATAATGTTATAATCAATTCAAATCAAATTTCTACAATGCGTATTGCCAATACATTACCAAGAGAAAATTCAGTGATGGTTGGTAATCAAACGCTGATATTTACTTTTACAGAAAATATTAATGCCAGCAAATTTGATAAAAATAATAATATTTCTATTTATGTAGAAGAGATTCTAAGCGATTATCCTGCTTATAAAGCAGATGTCGCAATATACACTGCGACTGTATCGGACAAAACTTTAACAATTACATTTAATTCTTCGTTGGCAGAAGAATGTCAATATACTGTGGTTTTAGCAGATATTGAAAGTGAGAGTGGTGCAAAATTAGACTCTTATGAGTTTAATTTCTTAACACAAATGATCCCATATTATACTTCGATAGCCTCTATCCGCTTATTAGCAGGTTCGATTTTAGGTAAGATTTCTGATTTTGAAATAGCAAAGTTAATTTATTGGATAAGTCAAGAAGCCGATATTAAATTAAAAAAGCTAAAAATTATACCAGAGCCCGATTTTTCTCATATCCGTGCTAAATGGGTAATGTATTCTGTGCTTGAAAGAATTTTATCACGCGATTTTGATGATCCTGCATTTGCAAATATTAAAAAACAACTCGGTGATTTTGTAATTCAAGTTGATTCATCGAATACAGTAAAATTGTTCAACAATTTAATGCAAGAAGTTAGAGACTTCAAACGTGCATTTGCTGATATGCTTAATTTCAGACTATCTACTGGAATAGCTGAATTAAGAGGTGCTAATCCATCTGACGAATCTATTCGTTTGTGGAAACGCGGAATACAACCCGGTCTAAATACTGTCGATACTAGAGCCCGTAAATTGATATGGGACGAAATTGCCACTCCTCTAGCCTTTATTACTAGAAGCAGATATGAACTAATGGAATATGAAATAAATCAAAGTTAACATAAATGAATTATGGTTTTGAAGATATTGTAGATGGCATGCCTTTGGCTGCTGATATAAGTATTAGAGACCTTGTCCACAATACTTTATATGGTACAGAAAAAGAAATGCCCCGTGGAAGATGGCTTGTTTGGCAAAAACTTAAAAGAGACTCAGAAGGACAAGCAATTAAAAGCCCATTTGTTTATAAAATAACCGAAGAAGGCAAATATAGAGACCGCGGATATGCTACAACAAGAACTGGTTATTTATGTGATGAATATTTAATCCGTGGATTTATAACTCCTCCCTCAACACGTTTAGCATTAGATGAAACACAGGCTCCAGTGGGCGTTATGCCAAACAACAGAGTAATAATATGGACGTCTTATAAAGATGCTATTCATGCAAATGATATCATTATACTTCCTAAAATTGATACCGATGGAAATTTAATTAATCCAGTAGCCATAGATATGGAATATATGATAACCATGGTTTATAATAAAACATTAGATAATGGTCGTCTTGAGTTTTTTCAAGCCGTCGGAGAAATACAAAAATAATGGCACGTTTTATTCCATACAACCCAGATCAACGTATTGGCGAAATAATAGTTCGCATTTTAGATAATATCGGTGGTATCGAAACTACCAAAGAGGAATATCAGGGTGTTGTTGGCTACGACCTTGATACATTGCTAGATGATGTAAAAGACTTATTAACCAACTATAAAAAAGTAAAACCAGATGATTTAAAGGACTTTTCTTTTATGCCAAATTATGCATATGGTATAGTGCCTGAAGACGAAGGTAATTCGATTCGATATTCAGTCGTCAGACGTACAAATGGCGTTATTTCAAGAACTAGCGAACCACATGAAGGTGTGCAAGTTCAAAAATATATGCTTAGAGATATAATGGCAGATAAAGAAAATCCAGGATATAAAGTTCTTATCTATGAAAAACCGATGGATAATACCATTGACTTCGTAAGCTGGTCAAAAAACTACCGAGATGCGCATCGAGGTGCTGAGCTTTTCGAAGAATTAATGGAAACCTATGCTTCGGTTCTAAAAGGTAAGGGATTGATACAAATGCGTTATTTAGGACGAATGAATGATTTATACAGAGAGTATGCAAACTATTCATTATATGGTGCACCTCTTCGTTTCTTTTTTCGTACAAATAAGCTAAAGATCGTTTATGAAAAAGTATTAGAAACGTTAATTATCGAAACAATAATCAATAAAACATAATTGGAGGATTCAGCTAATGCCTGTATATCGTAATTTACCTGGTATCAGAGTATTTAAAGAAGACCAAAATCTTTTGGTTGCCGAAATGATACCTGGCGAGCTAACAGTCGTAATTGGCACTTCCCCAGCAGGACCGCGAGAACAGCTATATCTTGTTAGAGATCCACAAACAGCGATGTTTACTTTTGATCCAGAGGGATCTCAAGAAGGAACTTTAATTCAGGGAATGCTTGAAGCTGGCGAATCCGGTTCGAGATATCTTGCCTTATTTAGAATCGGTTCTACCCCTGCAATCTTAGATTTTGTAAATGGATATAAAATACAAGTCGAAGATGGAAGCTCAGTCAAAATATTTTACGATTTTTCTTCTGGTGCGCATGATCTTAAATTAACACATGCAGTAACTGGA